TAATCAAATTAGTATTATCATCGTGGAAAGTAATATTAACGGGAGTATATTGTACTTGTGTTTGTATGTTTGTTTTTTTACCGTATTGATTTTTTGTTTCGGTGTTAATCTGTACACCTGGCACGTTACATGCCTTTACTAGCATTCCTGTTTCTATCCTAGGTTCAAGTTTTGACCAACCAATATTACCGCCGGGCGATCTTGCCGCGTCTTGATTTATATCAAAAAATACATGATATAAAAACTCTACCTTAGGTGCTAGTGCATTAAAATTATCTGTGAATAATCTAGCGGCATGCTGATAATCACGCATGTCACCTTCACTGCCAAATACACCACCTACAACTTGTCCAAGAAACTTATTTAATTTTGCCATACTAATATTTAGTCATAAAAAAAGGCCGAAATTTTCACTCCGGCCCTTTGATATTTTATGTAATATTCTTTAGCCTGTTGCTAAAGTTCTAATCGTTCTACCAATTGCACTACCAATACCGTTTGGCTGACCAGCACCATTAGTTTGGATTGCATTATCGTATTGAATTGACATTGTAATGTCAACTGGATTAGAATCTGAATATGTTAACTGATTGTAGTTAATGTCTTGTACAAAACAACCAACTAGTTCAAATGTTTCAAGTACACTAGGTGTGTTAGCACCGTTACCACCGTCTAAGATTTCAATTCTAGTTTTGAATTTATAATCTACGCCGGAAGCCGCACTTGATTGTTCGAAGAAGTCGAACTGTTTCTGTAACTGTTGACCTGCACTCTTACTCACAGCATTGTTTACATCATCACGTAGTGTGATTGTAATTGGTTGCCATGTGTGTTTACCAGCATAGTAAACTTTTGAGTTGTAAACATCAATTGCAATTGATTCGAAGTTTACATTTGGTCTTGTAACATCAATTACTTGTTTTGTTAGTTCAATGTTAGGAGCACCTGCACCAAAATTCTCTAGAGAAACTCTAAAGCGATATTTTAGTTTTGGCATTAACAAGCCTTGCGAACTTGCTGATTGGTCACTCGCCAACGGAACTGTAAATTTGCTTAAACTTGAAATAGCCATTTTATTTTGCTCCTTGTATAGTTTTATTTATCACCATTATTGATTGCCTAAAGTTGCAATTTCACCGGTGTTCTTTAAGCGTAATGGAATGTAAATGAATTCCACACTCTTAACTGGTTCAATTGCTACATCTACGTATAACTCGTTGCGATCAATACGTGCCGCTGTGTTGTTTGTTTCGTCACACACAACTAGGAAGTCATACAATGCTCTTTGACCTACAAGTTCAAGTAACAAACTTTCAGTTGCTTGTTTGATTTCATCACGTGTAATCTTATCGTTTGGCTCAAACATGAACGGTTTAGCAAGTAGTGTCATTTGACGTCTTAAGTAAGCAACTAGTCTTGCTACGTTAATTCTATCTAATGAACTTGCATTTCTTGCTCTAGTATATTGACCAAAGTTAACTAAACCACTACCTGTAATAAATGTTAGTGGGTTAATTTTAACTCCTGCCATTGTTTCACGTACACCGTCATTCAATGCTACTGCATTAAATTCACCTTCGTTGTCAATGTAACCAACACTTGAAGCATTACTAATACCGCCACGTCTTGTACCTGCTGGTGCAAACCATGGAAACGATACTGCATCACTTACTGCAATAGTGCGTAGCATCATGTGACTTGGTGGAACAACAATATTATTACCACTTACATCAGTTGTAAATCCTGATGGATAAAACATTGCCATGTACTCGTCGTAACTTACTGCGCCGTCTTCGCCGTCTGTTGAAGCACCTGCTGTGTTATTACCCCAGTTCTGCAATGATGTTGCAGTTGGTGTAAGTCTAAACGGAGTATCAGCAACAACAAATCCTGTTAATCCTCTATCTACGTTAAGACTAATTAGGTTAGTTGTAAGTTCTGGATAACCAGGAGCACTTAACAAAGTAAAGTTACGTGTTTCTTCATCACGCAATAAATCATTTGAATCAACTGCACTCTTAAGTGCCGCTACAGTAGTTTGACGTTGTGCATGTCTACCAAATAATCCTGAACCGTCTGCTTTAACTGTGTTCCAGCCAATCCAACGATCAACTTTGTATGAACTCATTGCTTCATTACCGAAACGTATGTTTTTACCACTGTTTGCAGTAATGTCAATATGTCCTTTTACAAATTTCTTAACGTTAAATCCTGAACGTCTTGTGTTCCATAACAACATACCTCTTGGGTATAAGTCTGGATCTGGAGCATCTGGATCAACATAGTTTGTGCTTAATAAATCTTTAATAGCACCTGCTGTGTCTCCTGTTGCACCTGACACACCATAACGTGCATCAGCAAACAGAATACCTTCTTCTGTTGTTTGATCAGTAACATCAATTGCTACCCATTCAGTTGCTGAATTATCCCAACGATAAATTTTAGCACCATATTGATCAATATCAGCAGTTGAAATCCAAATGTCACCTTCTACTAAATCTGTGCCATCTGATTGTCCACCTGTTTTTTCCGGAGCAGTTGCTGATACAATTGGACCGTTTGGATCTGTTGCGCCTGCAAATGGACCATAATTTAAGTAGCCAACCCACTTAGTACCATCATGTACCATTAGGTCAACTTCATCTAGTGTAGTGTTGTACCATAATGTACCATCTGCTGGAGTTGCTGTTGGAGCATTGTTACTTGCTTCATAAACAAGTGGCTTCCAGTTTGAAATTACAAAATTGTGATCTTCATCTGTACTTGCTGTGTAATAGTTTTGTGTTCCTGTTTCAACGCCTGCCACTGATCTTGACCAGCCACTAAATCCAGCAGTTGCTAAAATTCCGTTAGCATCTGTAATTTTAATTTCGCCGCCTAGTGTGTGACTAACGCTCAAATAACCATTTGATACAGTAGCAGTAATATTTGTAAATCCTGCCGCACTAATTGCACTTGCAATATCTTCAACAGTTGTACCATTTACTGTTACTGTTTTTGCTGTAGAATAAACGTTGCTACTAGCAACAGTTTCAGCAATTGACATAGTGTTATATCCTGGATTTGCTGTAACAGTTGGATTAGCGCCTGCTTCTGTACCTGTAACAGTTGTTGGAGAACTTGTAACTCTTCTGTATAATTTAAAGTTAATAAAGTTTTCTACACCTGTTGTACTATCGTTAACATTGTTTCTGCCTGTGTAGTTTGCTCTTGCAAAAACTGTACCTGCAGGAATAAGTGTACCACCAGTTGAATCAATTGTGTTAACTGCTTCTTCTGTTGTACCGTAAATTGGTGTGCTTACTGTAGACCAAACACCTAAGTTGTCATTCCATACTTGAACTTTTAAGTTTGCACCTAAGTTTGGTGAAGTAGTTTTTAACCATACACTTCCGCTTGGTTTAATACCGCTTCTTGAAGTTCCTGCTACTGTAACAGTATCAGTTGACTTCCAAGTTGGAACACTTGAGTGTTTAGAAATTTGTGTAGCAACACCTGAATAATAAGTTGCTGTAATTCCTACGTCTGCTTTAATCGAACCACCTGCTAGGTCTTCAATAATAATAGCACCATCATCTGTAGTACCATCAGAACTTGAAGTTCCGTCACTGTAGATTTCTAAAATGCTTGTGCTTGTAACTTTTGCACCAACACCTTGGATTGCCGCACCATTAATTGCTTGTGCAAGTGCCGCTACAGTTGTACCTGATAGTGTTACACTTGTTCCGTTAATATTAATTGCTTGTCCGTTACCTAATGTAGGACCAGAAACTGTACCTTGGATAACTGGCCAACTAGATGCCCAACTGTCTGAAGTAAAAGTTGAATCACTTCCAGTTGCCGCCGCTATATTTGAACTTGTTGTTGACCCAATTTTAACCCAAACATTATCTGCATTTTTGTAATAAACATCGTTTGATGTTCTTGCAGTAACAACAGCGTAATCACCTTTTGCACCTACGCTTGGTTTTGGATCTCCTGAAGAAATATCGCCAACAAGTTGTGTAACAGAATTAAGAACTAAAGGAACCTTGTTAGTGAATTTTTGTGTTGATCTATTCCATTCAAATATACCATATAATGAATCGTTTGTATCTAACCAATATGTACCATCTGCTGGCGAACCTGATGGTGCGTCTGAAGAACCAGTTAGTTCTCCTAAATCTGCATCTGCTCTTACAACGTATGCTCTATTTGCTACGCCTAAGAAACTGTATGCTGATTGCAAACCATATTCGTTTAGTTCGTTACCATGCAATGGATTGTTAGATGAATCTGTGTAGAACGTTGGGTTACCAAACGTTTCTGTTAATTCTCTTTGTGATGTAATTAGGTATGGTGTTCCTGCATTCGCTTTTAGCGTTCCTTGTGCAGTTCCTGTACCTGCGCCATTTGGCTTATTTGCGGCAGTTGCTACGATAATCAGAGGTACCGTTGCGGCCGCGGCTGGCGTATAAAAACTTTCGTCAATTACGCTAACTTCAACTCCTGGTGATGTAAGTGCCATCTTGTTACTCCTTTAAATTAAGTTCTTAAACATATTTAGCCATGATAACCAAAAATGCGGTATTATATATAGCGAAAAAGGTATCGAAAAGGGCTGGTAAATACAGTTATGAGTAGACCTTTATGTAAATCATGTAAACGCAGACCTTGTGCTGTAAACTATAAGAAGGGTCGCAAGACCTATTACAGAAGCAAGTGTGAGCAGTGTGCTAGAGGTAGAACACCAAGCACACCTATGTGGTATCAACTAGGCTACCGACAAAAAGATAAATGTGATAAGTGTGGATTTGTCAGCAAGCACCCTGAACAATTTGCAGTTTATCATATAGACGGAAAGTTAACAAACTGTAGGCACGGCAATTTAAAAACTGTTTGTGCTAATTGTCAGCGAGTTCTACACAAAGAAGGATTTACTTGGAAGCAAGGTGATTTAACACCCGATTTTTAAGAAACTCTACACTGTCTTTGTTTTCAATAACAGCATCAAAATCTACATTACACCATGCCCACTCTGAAATGTGTACATCGGGGTATTTTTCTTCCATTTTATGTGCAACTACAATATTCTTAGCACCCTTGTTACTATTAATTTGACGCATTTGATGTTGTGCAGTAGTCCACCATTCAGGATCATCACCACGCTTTACACGCCATAATTCTCCGCCAATACTTTTGATCATGTTTGCTTCATTTTCAAAACGTACATCTGGAATAACAAATTTACCTGTAGGATTATCAAGAAGTTTCTTTTTAACTAGACTTACCCATATACCGTCATAGAATCCATTACGCATACAGTCTGTTCCAAACAGTTGTAGCACTAATCTTGGTGTAACAGGATTACCTGTTTCTGTACTCCAATAAGGATCTACTTTTTCACGCCACTCACGTGATTCAGGTGTATTACCTTCAAGCATTTCACGATTCCAGCCAAATACACTAGCAACACCGTCTTTGAGTTTGTCAGCAAATGAAATTTTAGTAAAACCTTGGTGCTCTACCAAGAAGTCAGCAACAGTGCCTTTACCTGAGCCGATGAGTCCACAAATACCAATTATCATAAAAGATCCTTTCGAAGTATCCTTTA